CGCGCCGTGTGGATGGCATCAGGGCGATCGTTCCACCTCTGCGGCGGCGTTGATCCCGGGCGCGTCGCGCCCGGCCGAGAGGGCGGCGATCTCGGCCCGCAGCGCGTCGCGCTCGGCCGTCACCGCGGCCAGCGCCGCCACCGCCGTATCCCGCTCCGCCAGCGCCGCCGTCTCGATGCCCCCCAGAACCCGCTCCAGCGGGAACCCCGCCGCCGCCGCCTGCGCCGGCGTGAGCGCCCCGCTTGCCACGAACTGCCCCGCCCCGCCGCCGGGCGGCATCACCATCTGGCCCAGGATCACGTGCCAGGACGCCGCAGCTGCCTCCCCGCCCGGCCGGCCCCGGAACAGGAACTCGTACAGGAACGTCTCGCTCATCGCTCGCCTCACGCTGCTATCGCGCTGTCGTCGGACGGACGGCGCCACGCGCCGTTCGAGTAGTAGGCCGCCACCCCCGTCCCGGCCCCGCTCGCCTCGCCCACCTTGCGGGCGTTGCTGACGTAGATCGTCGCCCCCGCCGCCCCAACCGGCACCGTCGCCACCGTGTAGCTCGCCAGACGCAGGCTCCCGCCCACCGTCACCGGGCCGTACAGCGACGCCGGGCCGTACACCATCAGCGGACCCGACAGATCCAGCAGGCCGAACATCGTCAGGTAGCGCTGCGGGTCGTCCGCCTCGCTGGCCACGCCGACGATGTTGAGGCCCCGCGCGAACAGCCGCGCCCCCACCTTGCCGTCGTTGGCATCGAGCTGCCGGCCGGGGAGCAACCGCACGAAGCTCCCGGCGACCAGCGTGGCGAAGGTCGGGCCGTCGCTCGGGCCGAGCCCCAGCGCCGCCGCCCCTTGCGCGGGCGTGCCGGTCAGCACCGTGCGCCCCGTGCTGCTGGCATCCGCGATCTCGGCCGCGGCCGGGCCGGCCAGCGCCTTGCCGGAGGCGCGCGCGTAGGCGAGCACCCGCCACAGGCCGGCGCCGTCCGAGGCGGCGAGCGCGGTGTCGCCGGGCGCGGTCACCAGGGAGGCCGCGCCGGGCAGGATCAGGCGGGCGGGATCGTGCACGAGGGTGGCGGCGCCGGTGAAGCGCAGGAAGCGCAGCCGGTTGGGCGCGCTGCCGAAGCTCGTGACCGTGCCCGCTCCGCTGAGCGCGACCCTGAGGGCGGCGAGCGCACCGAGGTCGACCGTGGCGGCGGCCGCGACGCTGGCCTCGGTGGCGGCAAGATCGACGCCACCGCTGGCGCGAGCCACCCGCAGCGCCTCGCGCCAGGTGCCGCCGTCGGCCGAGACCTTGAGGGTGAGATCGTCATCGCCGATCAGGCCGAGTTCGGCCCGGCCCGACCAGCCCGATTGCAGCAGCAGCGAGAGGACGCGGGCGGGGCCTTCCTTGTTGAGGGTGTAGCGCAGATCGCCCGTGCCGCCCTCGGTGCTGCCGCGCGCGGTCCAGAGGGCGGCGTTGAGCTTGGCGGCGAAGGGGTTGGCGGCGTCGGCCGTGGTGCCGATGCCGAGCCGGGTGAGGTTGTGCAGGGCGGTGAGGCTGGCGCGGAAGCCCACCCAGCCGCCCGGTCCGGTGTAGGTGTAGAGGTCGGCCTCGTCGGCGACGTAGGCGAACCAGCCGGGCTTCGGGACGAAGGCGCGCCAGGCCCCGTCCTGGTAGCGCACGATGCGGCCCGCCCATCCGGCCCAGGCGCCGGTGGGTGTGCTCCCGGCGATGAGGTAGCGGTCGCCCTCGGCGGGGTTGGGCGGTGGGGCAGTGAGATCCTTGTCGAGGACGGCGAGCTGGACGAGGGTGTCCAGCGCGGTGAGGGCCTCGTTGTGGGTGACGTGCTTCTGGGCCTGGGCGGCGGCGAGGAGCGGCAGGGCGAGGAGCGGGGTTGCGTCAGACATGCAGGGTGGTCCGTAGGGCGGGGCCGCGGCCGTAGGCGGCGGAGAGCTGGTGGATGGCGACCGCGAGGCTGGTGACGGGTCCGCCGGCATCGGCCTGCTGCTCGGCGGCCGTGTAGGTGAGGCGCGGCTCGGTAACCTCACGGTGGCGCAGGACGGTGGTGCCGGCGAGGATCTCGACGGCGTAGGCCTCGCGCTCCTCGGCGAGCGGCACCTCGGCCTGCTCCCAGGCGTCGCCGTTGAGGCGGGTGCGGCGGATCCAGGTGAGGAGCAGGTCCCCGCTCTCCAGCCGGTGCAGGCGCGCCTGGGCCGGCGCGTAGGGCCGCAGGCCCACCCCGTCGGGCACGAGGGTGAGCGTCGGGTCGCCCGCCTCGCTCGGGCGGCCGAGCGGGCCGTAGCGGAAGACCTGCGGCAGCGTGCGCGCCGACAGGGGCAGGCTCGACTGCACCAGCGCGTCGGTGAGCACAACGAAGGCGCTGCCGGCCGGCACCACGGGCGCCATATCGGCTTCGGTGCCGAGCTGGCCGCGCAGCAGCCGCGTCAGCCGGTAGCGGCCCGGCGCGATGAGCTCCGCCCGCGCCCATTGCAGCACCTCCCAGCGCCCCGACGGCGTGCGCACGGCCGCGGCGTTCGCCCCGTCGAGCACCGCCCGCTCGCTCGCCGCGGCGAGCTCGGCCTCGTGCGGCACCTCGACGTGCACGGTGTTCACCCCGTCCCAGCGCCAGCGCGGCCCGCTGTGCAGGTCGGCCGTGAGCCGCCCGATGATCGAGCGGGCGCCGATCACCGCATCCTCGGCGAGCGCCCCGCCCGCGCCGCCCCGGAGCACCGCCACCGGCGACCAGGGCCGGGTGTAGGCCGCGAGGTAGGGCGCATGCGCCGCCGCGTCCGGCCGCAGCAGCGGCAGGTCGAGGATCTCGAACAGCCCCACGCCAAGGGTCGCGGGCGGCGACGGCGCCCGCGCGCCCGCGGTGCCGTCCGGGTAGGCGAAGACGCCGCTGTCGGTGCGCACGCCGCTTGCCGGCCGTCCCGCCTCCAGGCCGAGCCGGGTCAGCCGGTAATCGGTGGCGCGCCCGTCGAGCGATAGGCCGATCACGTCGCCGGGATCGAGGGCGAGGGCAGAGGGCGGCAGCACCATCGCGACCTGTTCGCGCTCGGCCACCGCTTGGTACAGCAGCGCCTGGGCGAGGCCGCGGGCCGCTCCCTCGTCGAGGCACAGCGGCAGCGACACGCGGCCGACCACCCCTGCCCGGCCGCCGAGCCGGCGGGCCTCCACGGAGGCCGGCTGGTAGCCCCGGCCCGGATCGAGGTAGGAGAGCGCCACGACGCCCGGCAGCGCCGTCTCCTCGCTCCGCGTGCGCCGGACCTCTCCTTCCTCCGCCCCCGCCACGAGGGCCTCGGGCGTGAAGCGGGCGACCGGTGCGCGGGCCAGTGGGGCGAAGACGAGCCGCCCGGCCGAATCCGCCCCGTCGAAGGCGTAGGCGGTGCGCAGAGCCTCCAGGCTGGCGCGCGGCGATTGCACTTCGGTGACGGCGTAGCCTTCGACCACGCCGGTGAGCCGGCCGACCTCCACCGGCACGCCGAGGCCGCCGCACAGATCCGCCACCACGTCGGCGAGGGGCGCGAGCCCGAGCCGGCCGTTGATCCAGTGGCCGAGCCGGTAGTTCGGCCCGTCGCTCCAGGCGCTCACCTGGCGCGGAAAGTCCGGATAGGGCCGGGCGTCCCAGGTCCAGACGAACAGCCGCTCGGGATCGACCATCCGGCCGCCATAGACCGCCGAGACCGGATTGCCGGCGCTGCCCTGCCAGTGCCGCAGGGTCGCCTCCAGGTAGGCGCGCTGGGCCGCGAGATCCCGCCGCCCGGTGGAGAAGTGGGGCAGGAATGATTCCGACGATTTCGGGTCGATGAACACGTTGGGCTGGTTCGGCCCCTTGTCGACCGCCGGGCAGCCGACCTCGATGAAGCGGATCGGCTTGGATTGAGGCATCCAGGCCGTCGGCGTGGCGGCGCGCACGCCGCCGGGCCGATCGTGGTGGGGGTTCGACCACCACGCCACGAGGTCCTTGATCCGAAAGATCCACGGCTCGCCGTGGGCGCCGTCGGTGATCGGAACCCGGTTCTGCGCGTCGCGGTCGGCCGGGGTCGGGTAGAACCAGTCGAACAGCTCGCCCGCCGCGACGTTGGCGGCGAGGTAGTCCGGATCGCAGGCCGAGGCGTAGCCGGCCTCGGCGTCGCGGTGGTCGAAGCCGTCGCGCCAGTCGGCCAGCGGCATGTAGTTGTCGATGCCCACGAAAGTGATGGCGGGATCGGCCCAGAGCGGGTCGAGGTGGAAGACCACGTCGCCGCTTCCGTCCGCCGGGCGGTGGTTGGCGTATTCCGTCCAGTCGGCGGCGTAGCCGATGCCGGTTGCCGGGCCCAGGATGGTGCGCGCGTCGGCCGCGAGGCGCCGGAGCTGCGCCACGGCCGGAAATGCGGTGGCGCTCGACCGCACCGTCGTCAGCCCGACCATCTCCGAGCCGATCAGGAAGCTGTCGACGCCGCCGGCCGCCTCCGCCAAGCGCGCGCAGTGCAGGATGAAGCGGCGGAACGAGAACTCCGCCGTCGCGCAGGCGACCGTCCGGCCATCCCAGACGAGATCCGCGGGCGCGACCGTGCCGAAGAACGCGGCCACCTGCGCGGCCGCCTCCGCAGTCCCGTCGACGCTGCCCGGCCGGCCGGGCGCCGGGTCGCAGGTGACGCGCCCGCGCCAGGGAAAGGGCGGCTGCTCGGGCCGGCCATAGGGGTCCGGCAGGCCGTTGCCCTCGGGGATGTCCATCATCACGAACGGGTAGAGCGTGACCGCGTAGCCCCGGCCCTTGAGCGCCTGGATCGTCTGCACCACCGAGAGGTCGGAGGGCGCGCCGCCGACGAGCGGGCTGCCCGCCGCATCGCGGCTCACCAGCTGGGCGGCCGCCCGGGCGACACCGCCGGCGAGCCATTCGGGCACCGTGTTCTTCTGCGCCGTCTCGACCTTGGGGATGATCCGGCAGGCGGCGAGCCGCAGGTCGGTGCCGTGCCAGGCCACCACCAGCGAGACGTGGCGGCAGCGCGGCGCCTCGGCGGCGAGCTGGTCGAGGGCCTTCAGCACGTCGACCCCGCCCGAGACGAGGTTCTGCCCCGCGACCGTGCCGAAGCCGGCCGCGGTGACGGGGTCGGTCGCGTAGGCGAACTCGCCCATGCCGGGGATCAGCGTCACCGCGGTGAGGAGATCCTCCAGGGCAGGCCGCCCGGCGGCGGCCAGCGGGCGGCGGATCACCTCGGCGGTGATGACGGGAACGCGGTTGCCGAAACCGGCGAGCGGCAGGTCCTCGAACACCATGTAGGCGAGGCCCCGGTAGGCCGGGGCGTGGCCCGCGCCCTCGACCGCCTCGATCTTGGGATCGGGACCCTGGATCTCGTCGCCGAGATAGATCCGCGCCGCGTAGTCGGCGAGCCGGATCGGCCGGCCGTCCGCGTAGACCTGGCCCAGCGCGGTGATCGGCCCCTCGCACAGGGCCACCGCGAAGCTGACGCTGTACGTATAGGTGACGTTGAACGTCTTCTGCCGGGGAGCGCCCTTGCCCCCGCCGCTCCTCACCTTCTCGACGCTCTGCGTTTCCTTGAGCGCGGTGGCCCAGATGATCTGACCGCCGACGCGTACGCGGCCGAACACGCGGGCGATCGCCGCGCCCTCGGTGGAGGCGGTGACGTGCAGGTCGGGCAGGCGCGGGCCGACGACGATGCGGGGTTGGGGCCGGGCGCCGAACAGCGCGCGGTCGGCGACGCTGCCGAGGCCGGTGCCGACGAGCCCGCCGAGGAGGCCGCCGATCGGCCCGCCGAGGGCGGTGCCGGCGGCCTTGCCGGCGACGGAGAGGACGAGCGTGCTCATGCGGCCCCCGGGAAGCGGTAGGCGTGGGCGATGCGGCGCGCCCAGGCCGGCGGGATCCAGCACTCGACCACCGCGTGGCCGTCGTAGGCATGGATCATTCGGGCGGCGGGCACGGCCAGGGGCGTCGTGAGGATGGCGCAGTGCTTGGCCGGCAGGCTGCCGCGCCAGCGGAACAGCAGTACGTCGCCCGGTGCCGCCGCGGCCCGGTCGATGGCGACGAGGTGGCGGTCGGCGGCCTCGCGCAGCGGCTCGCCGCCCCGGTCCTCGGCCCAGCTCGCGCTGTAGGGCGGCGCCTCCTCCGGCTCGGTCCCGTAGAGGTCGCGCCAGACGCCCCGGAGGAGCCCGAGGCAGTCGCAGCCGGCGCCCCGGAGGCTGGCCTGATGATGGTAGGGGGTGCCGATCCAGGCGCGCGCCGCGGCGAGGATGCGCGCGCGCGGGATCTCACCCGAGGCGGCCGCCGTCATGGTCGCCTCCCGGAGCGACGGCGCCCAGGGCGTAGTCGTTGCCCGGCAGGTCCGGGAAGCCGCGGAAGTTGAGGACGTTGGCGAACTTGTCCCGGCAGGTGGCGAGGGCCTTGTCGCAGCCGGCCGTGACCGTGAAGGCATCGCCCGGGCTGATCGGCTCTGGCATCGGCTCCCACAGGTCGAGGGCGGCGGTCGTCGCGGTGCGGGCATGCGCCCGCACCGCGACGACCGCGCCCGCATTGGCGCCGCCGGTCCAGACGAGGCGCCCCGCCTCGAACCAGCGGGGGGCGTAGGCGGCAAGGCCCGCCGCGACGAGCGCGCGGGGCGAGCGCGCGGCGGTGACGACGCCCGTGCCGCGCATCGCCGCCGCGGTCGCGTCGAGGCCGCACCGCTCATCGCCGAACTGCGCGTCGCAGGAGCGCTGGTAGAGGCGGCCGCGGGGCTGGTTGAGACGGTCCGCGAGACCGCGCACCTCGGCCGTGAAGGCGGTGCGGGTGCGCGTCACCTCGCCGATGGTGCCGGACATCACCAGCACACGGTCGGCCGGGGCTCGCCAGTCGACCCGCCAGACCTCGACGGCGGCGCCGTCGAACAGGCCGCGGGCGAGCTCGGCCTCCGCCAGCCGGCCGCTGGTGAGGGCGCCGAGCAGGTCGAGGCTGTCGGGGATCAGGCCGGCCGATTGTTCGACGGCGGTGCCGGTGGCGCCGCTCTCGGCCGAACAGGCGACGCCCTCGACGACGAGCTCCTCGTCGTGGTCGGTGAAGCCGAGGCGCAGGCCATCCGCGCGGGTGAGCAGCCAGCACCACGCCAGCGTGGTGGCGCCGCTCGCGAGGCTGGCGGCGAGGCCGGGGGGCAGGGTCTTCATCGGCGCAGCGCGATCGTCGTCATCGGCGAAGCTCGATGACCGGGATGTCGGCGACCACGCCGGCCAGCACCGCCTGGTGGTCGATCTCCAGACGGTCGGTGGCGAAGCGCACCGGCACGTCGAACAGGAACCCGGCCGTCACGGCCGCGCCCGCCGGCGGCGCCTGGGCGAGCGTCACCCGGCCGGTGGTGGCATCGAGCGAGAAGCCGGACGGCGCCAGCTCGGCGCCGGCCACCGCCACCCGCAGCGAGCCCGCCACCGGCTTGGTGATCGGGCGGGCGTAGGGCGCGAAGGCGCCGCCGTAGGTCTTGGTGAGCTGCAATGTGCGGGTGCTGCCGTCGCCGGTGCCGAGCGGCTGGTCGGCGGGGGTAGGCGGGCGGCCGAGGGGGCCGGAGGCATGGTCGAAGGTGTCGCGCCAGCGGAAGCCGTAGAGCTGGCCGCGGCGCTCCTCGAAGAAGGCGATCAGGAGCGCGATGTCCTCGGCGCGGCGCAGAGCCGGGCCGGCGTTGTAGGTGCGCCGGGAGTGGCGCCAGAGGCTGTTGCGCTCCTCCTCGCCGGAGGCGAGCGTCACGATCTCGGTGCGCCGCTCCGGCCCGCCGCGCGAGCCGTACGAGAGGGCGAGCGGGAAGCGCACCTCGTGGAAGGGTGGGGCCATCTCACACTCCCCTGAGGCCGCGCTGGACCGCGCGAGCGAGAGCGGCGGTGACCTGGGCCTCGGCCCGCGCGAAGCTCGGCGCATCCGGTGTGGCGATCGACACCGAGACCTGCACGGGCGGCGCCGCGGCGGGCGGGCCGGGGTCGTGGGCGGCGGGCAGGATGCGGCCGGGCTGGAGCGGCACGAAGGTCTCGCGGCCGCGCTCGCCCACCGTGTAGGCGAGGCCCGGCGTCACCGGCCCGCCGGCCGCGCGGCCGGTTGGATTGAGGTCGAGACCGAGGCTCCCGAACACGCCGCCCAGCAGGTCGCTGCCCAGGCCGCCCTTGGCGAACAGGCCGTCGATCGCGCGATCGATGCCGCGCGAGGCCAGCGTGGTGGCGAGGCGGTCGAGCACGCTGCCCAGGCGCTCGCCGTTCAGGATCGCGCCTTTCAGCCCGTCCGAGAGAGCCGCTCCGAAATCGCGGGAGGTGCGCTCGAAGGTGCGCTGCGCCTGCTCGGCCTTGGCCGCCTGCTCGGCCGCCTCGCCGTAGGCCGCCGCCACGCGCTCGATCTCGGCGGAGAGTGCGGGCGTCACCGCGAGGTCGGCGCTCTTGGCCGCCGTCAGGAGCCGGAAGGCGGCCTCGGCCTTCGCGGCCGCGCCCTCCGACTGGCCCATCGTCTCGGCCTCGACCTTGAGCAGGCCGGTGCGCTTGGCGAGGCGGGCCGCCTCCGCGGTGAAGTCGGATTCGTCGGTGGTGCCGCCGGCCGCCGGGGACGCGGCGCTGCGGGCGACCTCGTCGCGCACCCCCTGCCCGGCCCGCGCCATCGCGGCCTGCAGCCGTGCGGCGCCCGCCGTCGCGGTGCGTTCCGCCTGGCCCAGCGCCCGCTCGGCGAGCGGCGCCGCACGGGCGAGTTCCCGCTCGTAGGCCCCGACATTGGCCTCGAGCGACACCACCAGCCGGTCAAGCTCGGTCGCCATCGCGGTCTCCCGTCTCTGAGCGGATCCAGTCCCAGAGCCCGTCCGCCTCGGCTTGGGTCATCGGGGCAGGCGTCGTGGGGGTCTGCGCCTCGGCGCCGCGGGCGCGGTTGAACCCGTCGAGGTAGGCGGCGAACTGCCAGAGGCTCATCGCCCGCAGGTCCGCGACGGCCAGGCCCATCGCGGCGGCGGCCTCGTAGAACGGCGCGAAGGCCATGCGGCCGTCCGGGCGGCCCGGCGCCGGCTCGCCGCGCGCGAGATCCCCGACCCGCTCGTCCTCGGCGCCGTCGAGCCCGGCCGCGAGCGCGAGCGTCGCGGTGGCGATGACGGTGAGGCACGGCATCCGGTCGAGCCCGGCCGTGAGCGCATGCGCCTCTCCGACGCCCGCCCCGCCGCCGATCAGCGCCGCGCGCAGCACCTCGCGCACGTCGGCGAAGCGGTAGGCGCGGCCCGCGTGGAGGCGGTGCAGGAGGTCGCCGGGGCCGAGGCCCGTCGCCTCCTGAAGCGTTTCGAGATCGCCGAGCCCGAGGCGGAAGCGCCGCGCGGCGCCCGCGAAGTCGAGGTCGACATGGCCGTCCCGGCTCATCGCCCGCCTCACGCGGCCGGGGTGAACGGCACCGGGCCGCTCGACTGGAGGGCGACCGAGACGGTGCAGCGCTCGCCCCGCACGGCGCCGACCTCGAAGCTCGTCAGGTGGAACGAGCCCTCCCAGCGCCCGCCGCTCTGGGCGCCGCTGCCGGCGAGGTCGATGCGGGCGCGCACGGGCTGGTCGGCCTCGAAGGCCGCGCGCCAGCGCCCGATGCTCTGGCGGGCCATGACCCCCTTGCCGGTGATCGAGACCGATTTCGAGACGACGTCGCGCTCCACGTAGGGCGCCGCATCCTCGTCGGCGCAATCGGGGATGACGGCGCTGTTCACCTCCTTGGTGAACTGCACGGCGCGCTCCGTGAGGCCGCAGGGCGCCTCGAAGGTGCCGGCGGCGGTGGGGCTCTCCAGCTTCACGGAGACGCCCGAGAACGGCAGGGTGGCGGCGCTCGACATGCGATGGCTTCCTGGTTGGGATCGGGAGCTAGACGGATTCGGCCGCGACGGCGGCGAAGCGCAGGACGGCGTGCCAGGAGGCGGGGCCCTGCGGATCGGGCACGAACAGGCTGCGCTCGTGCGCGATCCACAGGAGCAGGCCGCGGGACAGCGCGAGGTCGGCCTCGTCGAGGCGCGCGGTCGCCACGGCGGCGAGGCGCTGGATCGCGCCCGCGCTCCGCTCGCCCCGCACGAAGGCGTGCAGCGTGATGCGGCAGGTGCAGCCGATCCACCCCTCCGCCTCGTAGGGCGCGGTCTCGACGGGATCGAGCCGCAGGAAGGGCCATTCCTCCGAGGCGCGCACATAGTCGCGCACGCGCTCCCCGACGAGGGCGCCGAGTGCGGGATCGCTGCGCAGATGTGCCAGCAGCGCGCTGGCGACGGGTTGCCCGAGATCGAGGCCGGCCATGTCAGGACTCCGGCGGAGGGGCCGCCCGCAGGCGGTCGAGGGCCGGCCCGACCACCGGCTCGGCCGGCGTCGCGGCCGTGCCGAGTTCCCGCGCGGCCAAGCCCGGTGCCGCGACGACGACCGAGGTAGTCGTGGGTCCGCGGCTCACCGCGACGGTCACCGTGGCGGGCAGGGACGAGGCGAGGGCTTCGGCTGCGGCCCCGGCCCGCCTGCGGGCGCGGCGGGTGCCCTCGCGGGCGAGGCGGGCGATCCGGCGCTCGATGCGCCGCTGGTCGCTCACAGCGGCCTCGCGTCGAGGATGGCGTGGCTCCCGGCCGGGTCCTGCTCGACCGCGGCGATGCGCCAGCGGCGCCCCGCCGCCGTGACCTCGTCCTCGGTCGTCGGGCCGGTGCCGAGGCCGGGCAGGAGCACGATCAGGGTGAGGCGGTGCTCCGGCAGGCCGGGCTCGCCGGTTCCCTGCCACAGCGCCTCGGTGCGGCAGCGAATCGGCACGTCCGCGAAGCCGCCTTGCGCCTGCGCGCGGTGCAGCATCCCGTCGCCGAACAGGGGGGAGGCGGCGCCGGCCAGGATCGCCGCGAGGCTGTCGGTCAGCGTCGCCATCACACCACCACGATGCCGGGGCCGTTGCGCATCATCAGCTCGTGGAAGCGCCGGCCGTAGGAGGTCTGCCCCAGGGTTCCGGGCAGCGTCGCGTCCGGGGGATGCCGCTCGATCTGCAGCGTGCCGCTGCGCAGCGCCCGCAGGTCGAGCGCGCCCGCCAGCACCCCCTCCGGGCCGCCGAGCCCGTCGAGGGTGAGGAGGTGGGCGGCGTAGAGCATCCGGGCCGGGTCGCGGTCGGCGGCGGCCCAGGCCGCGTCGACCCGGGCCTCGGCCTCGGCGAGCGCTGCCGCGACGGTGCCGTCGGGCACCGGCGCGAAGGCCGGGAAGCGCGCCTTGAGCGCGGCGGGTGTCGGGGCCATGCGGTCAGCCCTCCCGCCGCGCGGGCCGGCGCCGCGGCGCGGCGTCGGGCGGTCCGTCCTCGACCGCGACCTCGCCCGCCGCCTCCCAGGCGCGCAGGAGCGGGTCGTCGCGGTCGAGGAGGTCGAGGTCGGCGCTCTCGCCGGGGGCGATGCGCCGGGGTGCGGCCTCGCCGCGGACCCAGAACAGCCGGGCGCCCGGGGCGCGGTTCGTCACGCGGGCCATCGCTCAGATCCCGTCGAGATAGCGGAAGGCGCCGGGACGGCGGATGTCGAGGCCGCCGAGCCGGAAGGCGCCCGGCACCTCGAAGCGCCAGGGTCCGGTCTGCCACGCCGGGAAGAACCGAAACGGCATCGGCAGCCAGAGCTTCAGCACCGAGGGGTCGCGGCGGTAGGCGACCATGCGGGCCGTCCCGCCGGTGCCGGCGCTCTCCAGCGCCCGCACGCCGATCACCGTCAGGTCCTGCCCGGTCTCCAGCGTGTAGACGTTGTGGCGCCGGACCCAGTCGAGGATGGTGATGGGGCTCAGGGAGTCGATGCGGCGCAGGCCGAGCCCGAGCATCTGCTCGTAGGGCAGGAGCAGGGTGTCGGCCATCTCGACATGGGCCGAGGCGGTGAACAGGCCGGTGAGCTGCCCGTTGACGTCGGCCAGCACCTGCTCGGCGCTCTTGGCCGCCCAGGCCCGGCTGCCGCCCTCCCCGGTCGCCGCGGCGGTCCCCACGGTGACGGCGGGGTGGTTGAGCAGGCCCGCGAAGCCCTTGGCTTGGTCCCCGAACAGCGCGACCTGATCGATGAACTCCTCGGAGGCGAGCCGCGCGGCGTCGGCCTTGTCGGTGCCGAGGTTCATGCCCATCAGCTGGGCCTTGCCGAGTTCCTCGAGGTCGTAGCCGTAGCCGATGCCCGCCATCGCGACGGCGGTCTCGTGCTGGCGGCGCAGCACCTCGGCCTTGGGCACGTCGTCGGCGGCGCCGTGCACCCAGGCCGCCTGGCCGACGCGGTCGGAGGAGAAGTAGGTGACGGTGGGCACCCAGTCGGGCGCGTCGGTGTCGACGGGCACGAGCCGCGGATAGCGGATCGCCGGGTACTGCGTGCGGTAGACGGTGGGCTCGATATGGGCCTGCTGGCTCACCAGGAAGGCGAGCGCGCGCGGCGCGTCGGTGACGAGCGTGCGGGTGGTCATGGCGAGGGCTTCCCTAGTTGAGGCGCAGGCGCGCGAGCCCGCCCGCGGGGGCGGAGGAGTCGAAGAGGCCGCCCGGGATGGCGGTGGTGCCGGCGCCCGCGGTCGAGAAGCCGCCCGCGGCGGTCAGATGGGCAGGCGCGCCGGCCGTGACGGCCCCCGCGACCGCGACCCAGACGACACCCCTGACGAGCACCGGGGCCGTGTCGCCCCTGGCGAAGAGGTCGCCGCCGTTCTCCGGGCGGACGCCGCGGTCGGCGAGGACGACACCGCGAAAGATCGATCCGGCGGCGGCGATGCCGTCGTCACGCGTGCCCTGGAAGGCGGGTTTGCCGAAGGCGATCCCGCCTTGCGTCTCGACGGTGCGGCTGAGGGTGAGGCTCGGCTCCTCGGCGGCGACCATGCCTTCGTAGGCTGGTGCGGCGCGGCCGGCATAGGTGGTCTGGATCGGCATCAGCGGGCTCCTCGGGGATTCGCCTTCCAGGCGGTGCGGAGGGTCTCGACCATCGCGGCGTGGGCCGCGTCGGGGGTGAGGGCGTCGGGAGTGACGGCGTCCTGCCGGCGGCGCAGGACGGCGCGCAGCGGGTCGGTGGGGGCGGTGAGCGCCCGGAAGGCGCCGTCGATCCCGGCCGCGTCGAGGCCGGCGGCGGCCTCGCCGAGGGCATGGGCGACCGCGGCGCGCCGGATCGCGCCGGCATCGAGACCGGCCGGGTCGAACGCGTCGCCGAGGATGCGGCGCGCGCCCGCCACCGCGTCGGCCCGGGCCGCGGCCAGGGCGTCGAGGGCGCCCGGCGCGCGCAGCGACGCGATCTCGCGCTCCCGCTCCGCCAGGGCCGCCTCGTGCTCGGCGCTGAGCCGCGCGGCCTGCGCCTCCGCGGCAAGCGCCCGGACGACCGCGTCCGCCAGTTCGCGGCGCAGGGCGGCGGTGTCGTCGATCCGGCAATGCGGTCCGGCCCGGCCCTCCGCCACGATGGCGACGTGGTCGACGACCACGGCGGTCTGCCGGGCGTCGTAGGGCGTGCCGTCCGGGGCGGTGCCGGGGGTCCAGTCGAGGGTGCAGGTGTAGCCGACCGAGATCTCCCGCTGCCCCGCGCGCACAGCCGCGATCGCCTCGGCGTCGGCGAGGAGCAGCGGGATGCGCACGAACTCGCCGTCCCGCAGCACCTCGTCGCCGACATGCCCGCGGGCGACGCGCCGCCACGTCTCGGGCGTCACCGCCTCGGGCGGGTGGTCGAGGGTGACGGGCTTGTGGCCGAAGCTCGCCAGGGATTCCGCCCGGAAGATCTCCTCCGGGTCGCGGTAGACCCGGACGGTTGCGCGGTCGGGCCGCGCCAGTTCGGCACCGGCATAGACCTGGACGTTGCCGGCGCGGGCCGCCCGGGCTTGCACCACCAGCGCCCCGCTGCGCAGGGGGCGCGCGTCCGCGATCCCGGCCGGGGGGCCGAGGCTGAGCCTGTCGACGATCTGCATGGGTCCCTCTTCTGGGTTCCGGGGTCTGCGACCCCGGCGGGTCGCGGGCGGCGCCCGCGTGGGTCTCAGGGTGAAACCCTGCGGGGCGAAGCCCCGATCAGCGGCCCTTCCGGTAAGCGGCCTCGATGCCGGGGAAGAGGTCGGCGTTCACGAGCCAGCCCTCGACGCCGGCGGCCAGAACCTCGCGGGGGCACAGGGCCTCGCGCGCGAGGGCGGCGGCGGTCTCGGCCCGCAGGCGGCCGATCTCGGCCTTGTCGCGCTCGGAGGTCTGGAGCAGTGGGCGCCACGCGTACCAGACCTCCGGGGCCGGGCGGCCCAGCGCGTGGCGCACGAGCAGCGCGTCCAGGCGGGCGAGCGCGGGGGTGAGTTCCACCGCTTGGCGCGCGGCGATGTGGTCGTAGTAGTTGCGCAGGTCGGCATCGCCCGTGGCGTTGAGGCCGGCGGGCGACTGGCCCAGCAGCCGCGTGACCGGGATGTCGGCGGCGCCGGCCGCGGTCTGGAGGAAGAGGCGCGCCACCTCGGGCAGGCCCGAGAAGTCGAGCTGCTTCTGCTGGTAGCGCTCGCCCTCGGGAGAGCGGCCGTCGCCTTCGAGGAGCAGCATCCCGAACATCGACTTCATCCGCGCCGCGTAGCCGAAGCGCTCGGTGAGGCGGCGCGTGCCCTCGTCGGTGGAGAGGGCCTGGGAGAGGCCCGGCACCGAGATCACGTCCTGCTTGGCCTCGGGCAGCATCGCGGCGATGTGGGCGGCCGCCGCGGTGGCGTGGTCGACGGCTTCGAGGAGCGCCTGCAGCACGCTGTCGCCGAAGGCATCGCCCCCCGCCTCCTCGGGCACCGGGGCGCCGACGAGGCGCAGGATGCGCGACGGGTGCACCGGCTGGCCGCCCGCCAGCCCGTAGCTGGCCGGCTCCCCGAACCAGGGCGAGAGCGGGTCGCGCTCGATCTCGCCGGCCTGGATCGCGTGGCGCCCCAGCACGTGGAGGTAGCGCAGGCCCCCCTGCCCGAGGCTCTCGGGGCGCAGAGGGGCGGCCGGATCGGGGCTCGCATCGCCGATCAGGATGGCGGCGCCGCCGTGCAGGCGTGCGAGGCGCAGGGCCCGCAGCAGCACCTCGCGCAGGCCGAGCGCCGTCTCGGCGGCCTCGATCGCCGCCACCTCGGCGGGCGGCGCCTGCCAGTCCCGCCACTCGCGCAGCATGTCGAAGGGCACGACGTCCACGATCTTGCGGGCGAGCCAGTTGTCGCGATAGGCGGCATCGAGTTCCGCCCTGGCGCGCGGCACGTGGACGTGGAGGTTGCCGGCGCTCTTGTCGCGCGGCCCGCCGAGGCCGGTGACGAGGTTGGCGAGGCGGTCGGCGAGCCACATCAGAGAACTCCCAGCATGCCGTAGCGCGCCTCGCTCAGGGTGCCGAAGGCGCGCGAGAGGGCGTCGACCTGGTCGAGGAAGGCGCCGTTGGGGAAGGACGCGACTTCGTCGAGGAAGGCCTCGTTCCAGGGGCCTTCGAGGAGGTGCAGGTTGCCGGCCTCGGCCTGCGCCGAGATGGGCGCGGCGCGGGTGGCCTTGTCGCCGCTCTCAGGTGTCGCCCGGGCGTCGTAGCCGGCCAGCCGCCGGATCAGGTCCTGGGCCTGGGCCTTCCCGGCCTGCCCGGGATCCTGCGGCAGGGCGATGCGGCACTCGGGGCCGTCCTCGGCAGCGGTGGCGACGATCATCCGCACCACGCCGCCCGGTGAGAGCCGGTCGCGCCGCACATCGGCCACGTAGAGGTGTCCGTCCGGCGCGCGCGCGAGCTTGAGCCCCGCCGTGAAGGCGGGCGGGCGCCCGGCCCGCTCGACGCTGGCCGCGAGGTCCCAGGCGCGGACGAAGCGGCAGCCGGCGGGCAGCGCGCGCACGAGGCCGAACCAGTGGCGCTTGAACAGCCCGCCCTCGCGCGGGGCCGGGCGCTGCTGGAACTGGCCCGCCGCCGCATAGGCGCCCATCACGGCCGTGTCGCGCTCCACCACCGCGCGGGGGAAGCGGGCCGGGAACAGCAGTTCCCCCTCCTGGCGCCGGGGGTCGACGAAGCCGATGCCGGTGACGCAGCGCCGCTCCCGCTCGAACTCCATCGGCAGCATCAGGTGCTCGTAGCCGAGGTCGCGCGCCAGGATCAGGCCGGAAAGGTCGCGGGCGTGGAGGCGCTGCATGATCACCACGATGGCCGAGCGGGCGGGATCGTTGAGGCGGGTCGGCACGGCTTCGAGGAACCAGCGGTTGACCGCCTCGCGCACCCGCTCGGAATTGGCGCCGTCCACCGAGATCGGGTCGTCGAGGATGACCCGGTCGCCGCGCGCGCCGGTGATCGAGCCGGCGGCGAGCGCCTCGCGCAGGCCGGTCGCCGTGGTCTCGAAGCGCTGCTTGCGGTTCTGGTCGCGGGCGAGGCGGACGCGCTCGCCCCAGAGGGCGCGGTACCAGTCGGAGGTGACGAGGCGGCGGGTGCGCAGGTTGTCGCGGATGGCGAGCGCGCGGGTGTGGGAGACCGCGAGCGTGCGCAGGTCGGGGCGGTTGCGCGGCCCCCATTCCCAGGCCGGCCAGAAGACGCCGGCCAGCAGGCTCTTCATGCTGCCCGGGGGCACGTTGATGAGGAGCCGGGTGATGCGGCCTGCGGTGATCGCCTCCAGGTGCTCGGCCACCGCGTCGATGTGCCAGCCGTGGATGTAGGCAGCGCCCGGCTCCACCGTGGGCCAGGCCCGCCGCACGAAGCCCGCGAGGCTCTGCTCGCTGTCGACCCGGTCAAGCGCCCGCAGCAGGTTCGCGGGCGCGGACAGCCAGGACCTCGGCGATCCGGCGCAGCTGCTCGCGCTGCTCGGGGTCGAGACGCCGGAGGGCGGCGTCGAGGTCGAGCGGCGGGATCTCGCCGGCCGCCTTCGCATCGAGATCTCTGCCATCCAGATCCCAGGCCTGCCGTTCGAGAGCGATCCAGAGCCGCGCCGCGGTGGCGAGGTCGCGCAGGGCCGCGCTGCGCTTCGGGAGCGAGGCCAGCCGTTCCAGGGCGCTTCGGCGCTCCGGGTCCTCGTTCGAGGCTTCGGTGAGCAGCGCCGCGAAGGCCCCGGCCTGGCCGGAGGCGGCGAGCGCTTCGCCGAGGAGTTGCAGGGTCAGGGCCTGACCCTGCTCGATCACCGTCCGGTGCCCGTCGAGCACCCGGTCGCCCGCGGGGCTCGGCTGCGGCGGTGCCGGGACGAGCCGGCTCGCCTCGGCCTTCCCCCGCTCCCAGCGTTCCGCCCTGGCGCGCCTGCGCACCGTGTCCGGGTGAACCCCGAAGGCCCGGGCGATCGCCGCCGCCGAGCGGCCTTCCCGCCACGCGGCCCCGATCGCCGCCCAGTCGATGTCTGATCGCGCCATGTCCTGCCTGAGACTCCGCCCCGGCCGGACGAGGGCACGAGCCCCCTGTCGCCTCGGTGATGCCGTGGGCCGGGTCCAGGGACACATCCCCCGACAGGGGCAGTCGAGCGGCCACGTCCGTGAGTGGCAGGCCGCAAACCTGGATAACCTGCCCCTCTGATACGCGATCCCGTTTTGTTCGTCAAATGTTCTTTTTTGGGTCCTGCTTGGTGGCGGGCTCGATCTGCTCCTCGCCGAGATCGACCGGGGTCGCGCGGCCGAACATCTCGACCGCGACGCGGTAGCGGCGGCGCGCCGGATCGACGGCCTCGATGATGCCGGCGGCCTGGGCGAGCGGCCCCTTGGTCACCCGCACGGCGTCCCCGAGGGCGAACAGGACGGCCGAGACCGCCTCCCCCTGCCCCTCCCCTGCCGCGGCGTGGCCGGTGAGCGCGTCCGCGAAGATCTGGAGCAGCGCGGCCGGGATCACCACGGCGCGCCCGTCGCGAAACAGCACCCGGTCGACGCCCGGATGGGCCTCCGCGAGCCGCAACTCGGCATCGTCGCGCAGGCCCACGAAGACGAGGCGGCGCAGCAGCGGCTCACGGACGAACCGGCGGCGCCCGGTCTCCTCCACCCGCTCCACCTCCTCGCGGGCCTCGAAGGTGGCGAGACCGGCCTCCTCCAGCTCGCGGGCGACGCGCGCCGACCAGCGCGGGCGGGTGCGCACCACGAGCCAGACCCGGTCGGGCGCCACCACGATGCGCGCCGGCCGCGGCCGCCGTCGGCGGCGGCGGATCGCCCCGGCCAGCGCGGCGGACGGCCGGTCGTGGGCGAGCGCCTCGCGACGGCGGCGGGTGATGCGCCGCAGCTTCCGCTTGCGGTCGGTCATGGCGCATCACCCCGCGTTGTTACCGTGCGGGAGAACCGCGGCCCCTCCGGCCGATTGTTGCTCAGGGTGCCGGGCCGCGATCCTCCGGCGACCTGGGGGGCGCGTCGCCGTCCCGGGGCGGCGGGTCGCCCGCCTCGCGCGCGATGTCGCGGATCGCCTGGGTGATGCGCCTGCGCACGATCAGGAACAGCAGGATCCCTGCCGCCAGGGTCCAGAGAACGATCAGGGCGGTCTTCATGGGGCCTCTCTACCCGGGAAGCGGCCGGCCGCGCCATGCCGGTGGGCTGGGGCAACGCACGCGGCCGAAAGGGGGCGGGGCCGCGCGCGCAGGCGCGCGGCGCATGGGGGCGCCGGAACATGAGGCAGCTCCTGCCGTTGGGGAAGATGGCGGCCGCCAGACGGCGGCTTGCGATCGTGATTGCTACCTGATGTAATGATTATGATCAACACGCTAGGTGGTGATTTGGTCGTTCAAGGTTGTGGATGGCAGGGTTGTGGATGGCCGCCGATCGATCGCGCGAGAGCCTGATCCGCCTGGAGCAGGGCGAGCGGCTTCGGCTGGCGCGGCTCGCGGCCGGCTACCGGTCCGCCCGCGACGCGGCTCTGCGCAACGGCTGGCCGGAGAGCACCTACCGGGCGCACGAGGCCGGGACGCGCACGATCGGCCGCGACGACGCCGAGCGTTACGCCGAGCGCTTCCGCCGGGACGGTGTGCTGGTCAGCGCCAAGGGGCTACTGTTCGGGGACGACGAGGCGGCAGAGCCGCCGGGGGACGGCAGTCACGTGGTGGCGGTGCAGGGGGTGATCAGCGCGGGCGGGCTGATCGAAACCGGCGACGAGCAACCTGAGCCGCACGGCATCCTGTTCGAGATCGCGGTGCCGTTCCCGGTTCCGCACGGCACGATCGCGTTCCGGGTTGCCGGGACGTCGATGCATCCGAAGTACGAGCCGGATGACGTCGTGCTCTGCGCACGGGCCGGGGAGAATCCCGACCGCCTGATCGACCGCTACGCCGCGGTCGCCACGCGGGACGGCCACCGCTACCTCAAGAAGATCCTGCGGGGCTCGCGGCGCGGGGTCTACCACCTGGAGAGCCACAACGCGCCGCTGATGCCGGACCGGCACCTCGTCTGGGCCTCCGGCATCATCAGCACGGTCCACGCCCAGGCCTGGGCGCGGTTCCTGGGCTGAGTCCGCGGGACGGTCCCGGGCCTCGCTCAGTCGGCCTGGGCGACCCGGGTCGAGCGGCGCTGGGCGGTCCAGCGGCCGGAGCACAGCGAGGACACGCTCCACGTGCCGGAGCCCGAATTGGCCTGGAGGCGCCCGGAGGCGGCGCCGCTCGCGCCGCTGCGCCGCACGCTGAGGCCGACATTGCCGTCCCCGGAGATGCGGCCGCTGACCGACGCGCCCTCCGCGGTCGAGGCGAGGCGGATGTCGCCGTCGCGCACCGCGAGGGAGAAGCTGTAGCGGCTGTCGCACAGGCCCGATTCGGTCACCAGCTGGACGTTCCAGGTGCCGTTGTAGTCGCTGCCGCCGCCGCGCGATTCCGCCGAGACCGCCTGCAGCGACGCGACCAGCCCCGCACCGACACCGAGCATGACGACGACCGACTTGAGCAT